CAGACCTTTGGTGTAGCGAGCAGACAAGCTGTCGTACAAGTTATCTTCAATCGCTTCTTCAGTGATTGAGAAACCCAAAGCAATGGTTTCGTGGTTGTAGCGTGTAGTCCATGCCTCTTGTGCATTGTCATAAGCGATGGCAGAACCTTCGTTTTTGACAGGTGCGGCTGAGAAGCCAGACAGTTTGGTTTCTTCTTCAAAGGAACGCTCAGAGGTTTCAGTTTCATAAATTTCTTTATGTTCTTCACCATAACGAGCGTATTCCATACCAAACAAAGCATTCAGTCCGGGAAGGAGTTCCTTCAGTAGTTGTGCGCGTGAAATAGCCATTTTATGTTACTCCTTATGCAATGCTGGTAGCAGCATAATACTGATGCTGACCAAAATTAATCTTGACCAAAATCTCTGGATACTGCATGAATACTAGCGTAGAGCTAGCACCAAAAGCAACCGCAGGGGCTTGGTTCAAAATAAACGATGTAGCAGCGGCAGAAGCAGCGGTGTCAACGAAAGAACCCGAACTGATATATTGCCCGTTTGAGTCCAGCGAGCCAACATCAGTACCAACAGGTAACGCAAACGGCAGAGCCGAACAGGTCACAGTAGCGGTAGAAATGCTGGTATAGGTTGCTGTACCAAGTGAAACAGCCGTGTCAGTCACCAAGCCGAGCACGCGAACGGGCAGAGTAGAGGTGGTGGCAGGAGTATCACTCGGAGCCAAGATTGCGTTCTTGGAGTTGCCGGTTGCGGTGCTACCTGTGTTGTTAATCATGGCCAAATTTTGACCAATCATGGCGCGAGCGCCAGAAGCAACAGCGGTAGTAGCAGAGCAAACAACACCCTTAAACACTTGGTCAGGGTCGTCAGCAACAATAGCAACTGCATCACCAGCCGCAGTTGATGCGGGCCAGTATTGCTGGAATTGCTTTTGTTTTGTGACGGGGTTGGTAAACGAGCATCCCAAGAAGATACCAGTTTGATTACCTGCCGTGCCAGTAGACACAGACAAGCGCACGATTTCACCACGAGACAAACCTACGTAATCACCGTAGAAAATGTTTGTAGAGTAACCGTTAGTAATCGGATATTCACGAGTAGAACCCGCAAATACCTGACCTCCGATCAAGTTGATCGGTTTTAGCCCGTAAGGGGCATCAATAACCGGATAAGCCATTTAAGACTCCTTTTAAAAAAATTTATGTACCTGTGCCAAATGTTACTTTGGACGATCTTTCCGCGAATTTTGACATCCGTGGATCATTGTCTTTCATGTAGGTGTTGTCTACCGATTCCATTTGTGCTCTGTTTATCTTGGCAAAGTGAGCATCACGTTGTTGCATAAACTCGGCTGGGATACGGCAAAGTACTAACCCACCTACTTCAATATTGCCTTTAAAGCGTCCGTCAACGGAAGCGTGCATCATGAGTTCTGGATATTCTTCTGATTTACAGGGTTCATATCCCTCACGTAACTTAGACGAAATGTTTGATGGATCACTATTACCCAGTACGCTAGTACGGATCCAACGATGTGACCAACCGGGCCTGTCGTCGGGTGAAGGCAGAGCTTCTGGCGCACGCCATGATGTTGGTCGCTGTATCTCTTGACGAGTTTCCAACGCACGATCTAAGCGATTTTGCGGTTTTCCAGCTTTAATGACTTCAGTGTTTTCCATTTTCATATTCCTTTTCTAAGTAAAGCAACCTGTTTTGCATATTCTTCAATTGGCACCCCAAGGCGACGCGCAGTGGCGGCTTCTGATGCTTTTAAACGAATACGATTAGGTGGAGTACTCCGCGAGGCTGGTGCCACAGGCGAAGTATTTCTTGTTGCACGGCGTGGGGTATCTTCATACTCCTCTTCCGGTTCTGACGCCCTTTTCTTAGGAGGCGGATCGTCTTCCTCGTAGCTCTGTTCACTCTCAAAGTGCTCAGGAAATCTTTTGCGCATCGTTTTGTCGATGGTTTTGAAGTACTCTTCAGTACCTACATAGTCCGCACCATACTCTTTTTGTAACTTTCTGTCAATACCCATTGCGGTCATTGTCATTTCGTCATCCTTACCCCACCAATCATTGTTGCTATCAATCCACTTTTGCGTTCGGGGGGTAAGGTTAGGTTTTTCGGGTTGGGTGTTCTTAAACTCGCGCTCCTCAACCTCAATCGGCTTCATGCCAGAAGCTTTGTCTATTCTTAGAGTAGCTTTAGCAATTTCTGTTTGGGCTTCGGTAATAGCGTCTACGTCGCCGGACTCGTAGGCTTCTTTATAGCGTTTCTTTGCGGAATCAAGCTCCAACTGAGCAGACGATTGGGACTGCTCGATGAATACTTTGCTGCCGCTAGAAAGCTGTTGTTGAAGTTTTTTGTTTTCTTCATAGACTTGTTTGGCGAAAGTTTCAGCCGCTTCGCGTTCACGTAGGGCTTCTTCTTTGGCGCGGCGTTCGTCGTGGTACCCACGAGTAAACTTCTTAATACGCGCTTGAACCTTCTCATCATATGTAGATAGTTCATCTTCGGTCGGGTCTTCTACCGGCTCTTTCATGGGCTTGCGCCCACGATCCTGTGCGGGAGTATCGTCTTCGATCTCTATCTCAAACTTTTCTTCAGCAACAGATTTCTCTGCTTTCTCATCGGGAAACTCGTAAGTCTCTTCAAACTTCTGTGTTGCCATGTGTTACTCCTTATGCTGCTCGTGTGATACCACGGGGATCTTCCACAACCGCTTCAACCGAATCATCATTAATGATGCGGAATTCACGACCATGAATCTTCAGACGGGTGCCTGAATTGGGTCGGACAATGACAAAGTCACCTTCCTTGCATGACGGCCCGCTAGGGAACCGGTCAGTATCTTTATAGGCATCGGGGCCAATCTTTACTACAAACAGCACTGGGGTCAGTACTTCTTCATAGTGCATAGACTGGTTTGATTTAACAATACCAATTTCGCTATCTGCAAACTCTTCCATCGCTTCAGGAACAACGCACAGAAGGCGGAAAGTTTTTGGATCAGGCAACTGCTTCGCTTTATCTTCGGCGCTCGTATTAAGAATGCCAGACAAATCTACCGCAGCGACGTCAAATTCAGTCATCGGAATACTCCATTTTCTTCGCAAGGTCTTTGACAATTTGATCTGCATGAGTTAGACCCCGAATAACTCCGCAAATGTGCCGATACTCGGCGAAATCTTTAGCGCCACCACCGTTTAAAAAAACGGCTTGATCCTCGCGTAACTTGTCAATTTCTTTGAGTAGGTATGCAAGCGCTTGTGAATTCATTTACTGCCCCTTTTTGTTGCTAGGCTGATTTCGTTGCGCCGCCCGTTGCGCTTGCTGTACGGCCATTTGAGCGCGGTGTTTAGCAGCGTCAATGCCCATACGAACTCCTTCAGTCTCTTGTTGCCTTGCTGCTTTATCTTTGTTTGCGGCTGCCTGTGCGCCAACCTGCATAGCAGCAATCTCTTTCTGAGCCGCGATACGTGCTTCTTCAATACGAATCTGATCTGCTTTTGCCGCAGCATCAATCTGTTGCTTCTGTTGTTTAAGCTGCAACTCGCCTTGTTTGATTTGCAACTCTTGCATCTGCATCTGAACAATCGGATCTTGCATCTGCTGTTGCGCCTGCTCTTGTTGGGCTTGCTGCTGGGCCTGTTGAGTCAACTGTTTGGATGCTTGTGCGGTCAACATTGCAATACGATCCGCCAACTCTGGAGAAACTTGCTTGTTCTGCTCTTCTGTTGGTAATGGGGTACCAATAGTCATCTCCACTTGTTTACGATACTCAAACGCAATGTGTTCGTTGATGTGTGCCATAGCTGCTGCCATGATTGCTTGAGCCTGTGGGTTCATCTGCATCAACTGTTGAATCTTCGGATTCTGAATTGCCGCCATGTGCGCTTGGATATGAGCCTCGTGATTCTGCTCAATGAACGCCTTAACCGGTTTCATAATCAACAGGTTCTGATTCTCTTGCACTGGGTCGGTTGGCACTTGGTCATCTTCCACGGGTACAAGTTTGCTGGCGTTCTTAATGCCCAACACCTCAATCATCTGGCGATGCAGTAAGGGGAGGTTGTACAACTGGGGGGCTGACTGTGCAAGTTGTAATACGGCTTGATACTGCACAATCTTCTGTGCCATCGTCGCTGCATTGGGGTCACTGACTGGAATCACATCTGTGCTGTCGTAGTCGGACTTCTTAGCCTTGCGACCTGCGTCTTCTGGCTCGTAGTCATACTCCTCGGGCGTATAGTCGGCGATGATGCTTTTGAGCAAACGGAACTCTTGCTTCATGGTGTAGTGCAGTCGCGCTTGCACCGCTGTCATCACCTTAAGAGTACGCTCCAACAAAGCGAGTGTAGTGCCAACAGGTGCATTTGTACTCATATCCGACACATTCATATCGCCGCTTGATGCGAATGCACGGCCTTCCTGAACTATGTTCTGGAATAAAGCGAACAAAACCTGACTTGGCTCCTTGTATGGGAGTGGTAATATATTGTCTCGGATGCTTCCCGAAGGCACATCTACGTCCCTAAATTCTCCGGGCTGGATTGGGGTGTCGTCTCCCTTAATGCGTAAGCCGCGAGATTTAAGACCTCCGGGTAAGTTAGACAGCGTGCCAGCATCAACAAGCTGTCGGATGAGCATGGTTGCAGATTTTGCGTAACCCCCGATAAGGTGGATAAGCCCATACCCATAGAAGCCAAAACCGGGGATGTATTGGTAGTGGACAAAGTGCTGTCGCTTGGTGTGCAATTCATCTTCTTCATACCAATTTCTCCTGATAGCTAAAACTTTGCGTGTGCCCTTCTCAATAGTAACCACGTATGGCAATGCGATTCCAGTGGGCTTACCCTTTTTGTCTGTATGTTCAAACCCAGACAAGTCCAAGTCAACGTGCATCTCAAGAAAACGGAACCGCTCGTCGTTGATGGCTGACATGCCCTGCTCTTCAGCCTTCTGCTTCTCAATGTCGTCCAACTCATGCGTCGGCTCGCCCAAGTCCACATCAAGGTAGAACCCAGCTTCTTGCAACTTCTTAACCTCGTTCTCGGTCTTACGCATCACATGTGTGACCCGCTCGGCTGACTCAAGATTACTAGCGCCATACGGCACAACGATGTCCTCGGCGGGGATAAACACCGCTACTTGGCGACCTTTGGCTGGGTCGTAGTAGACCTTCTTGAATGCTGAACCTGCGAGGGGTAGTGACCACAACATCTTCTCGTGCTCTGGGCGATACTCAACCATCACTTCGGTCAACTGATAGTTCATGTCCTCGCGCACGCGGGCGGCGGCTTCTTCTTTAAGTAAGTCAATCGCGCCAACGATCTGGGTCTTGACTGGCCCCATTGCTGGGAATGTCTCCATCATTGCTTCTGACTGGAACCTTACAACAGACTCGGTCAACATGGGGTGGAATACGCCACAAGCACCCTGCCAAGGTTCTGTTCGCTCTTCGTAATTCAAACCCAACAACTTCAGACCGTCAACATAAGTTTTGATCCAGTCTTTGCGATCCATTACGTCTTTGCCAAAGTCTTCAACTAGGTCATTGCCAAGCGAATCTAAGTCGCCCTCGTCCATATACTCAGCTAAGTTAGCATCAAAGTCTTCTGCCGTTTCTTTGCGCGGCTTCAGGTCAATCTCAATGTCGCCCATACCAATACTGACTGACTCGGGGTCTTCAATCTCAATCTCCAGATCAGGTTGCTCCGCCAAATCAGATAATCCCATAGGGGCTTGGTAAAGTGATTTGTCCATTGAACTCGTTGCCATTTTGTGTCCTTACACTGTGTAGAACCGCTCTTTACTGCGGCTCCTAAAATACGTTAATTCTTCTGGCTCATCGCTGGGTAAGCGTAAGAACCCGCCTTGTCTAAACCGCATAAGCGCTAGTGTTGTCGCATCAACCAAGTCATCATGCTCGCCTGACGGAAACGCCGCTATCTCGTCTACCAATTCTTCTGCCCATCGCGTGCGGGGGATCCACACTTTTCCGGACGCAATTATGTCTGATACAGAGTTTAAACGTGCAATTTTGTCTTGGCCCTTACTTGGGGTGTATTCCTGCACGGGTATACCCATCGCTCGTAGGTCGTAAATGAGGGGCGCACCTGACGCCTTCTTCTCAATCAAGATCCCATCTGGCTCGTACTCGTTGTACTCCTCAAGGACATCTCGCTTTAATTCTGGGTACTCAACTCGTTTCTTGTACGTATTGAGTAAGATGATGTTTGCTTGCCCATGATCTTCATCGGACTTAAATATGCCCCATGTTGTTCCCGCAGAGTAGTCAGCCCGATTGTTTTTCTCAAATGCCGTATCCCATGTCTGAAGGATGTACTCGCACTCGGGTGGGCGTTCGGGCTCCCACCATTTCCACCAGTCGCGCTTGATAATTGCTGACTCGTTACCTACAGGATTCTGCTGATATTGCGCCTGCCACTTACTATTAGGCAGTTCCTCGCGGAGTGCGGAAAGCTCTTCCATACTCCAGAACTCAGGCCAAAGTGGGTTGCCAGAGGGCAAAATTGCAGGAAACTCAATGACTTCCCACTCTTCCCCACCCCTTGCAGCGGCAGCTTTTAGTACCTGACCAGTCAAATCTCGCTGCGCCCAACGAGTCATCACGATCACAATCGCCCCGCCCGGCTGTAAACGCTGACGCGGGCCTGACGTATACCACTCATACACCTTGTCGTACACATCGGGGTTCATAGCCGCCATTGCAGCTTCTTGTTCTGAGTGCGGGTCATCTATTATTAGTACGTCAGCGCCTTTACCAGTCACCGCACCGCCCACACCGATCGCAAAATAGTCGCCACCAGCACTGGTGTTCCATCGCCCAGCCGCTTTTGAGTCCGCTTGGAGGTGTAATTTGGGAAAAATCTCTTTATAAGTCTCAGAATCTACCAAATTTCGCACCTTTCGACCAAAACCAACCGCCAATTCAGCAGTGTGGGACGATTGAATCACCTTTTTGCCCGGGTATTTACCTAAAAACCATGCTGGAAGCAGATAAGAAGCAAATTCTGACTTGGTATGACGGGGTGGCATGTTGATGATGAGCCGTTTGCACGTTCCATTTGCCACTCGCTCAAAGGCCGCAGCCATTCTTTTGTGGTGTGCGCCCTCAATAAAGCTAGGCCACACCTTATTTACAAATGGCATGAAGAAATCCACCGCCTGTTCCCGCTTTGCAATGATCTCATGTTCCTCTAAGGCAACATACAGATCGCGAAGTTGGGCTTCAGGTAGGTTCGGAAGTATCTTCAAAATATTCTGTAATTCCTGTGGACTCATCGTCGTCATTTAAACCTAACTCATCACTTATGTTTTTGACAGGTGCGTCTATGACGTTACCCTGCAAAAGGCGGGAAATCTTTTCGTGAATTACTTGTTTTAAATCGCTAGCTGAACGGTGGGTAATAGTTATCTCAGACTTATCAGTAAACGCACCGATGTCTGACATCTTACCTAGCAATTCCAGAGCGCGAAGTTCACTTTTTGTGTCTCCGCACGAGCTAATTTCTACGAGCCTGTTGGTGATATATGTTCTGGCTTGGGCCGCATCAAGCACGATGCGGTGGTCGTATTCTGATAGTAGTGCAGATAGCTTTAGCGCCACGCCACCTTGGTATAAAGCAGGGGGGTTAATGCCTTGCTTATCTGACTTTTTCTTGTTGTCTACTTGTGCAAATAACTTACGAGCGGCTTCTTCATCTTCTTCCGTCATTTCAAACGGCATGCCAAGCTCATTCATTAACGCAGCAGTCGTAGCTGCTACCCTTGCATTCTCTTGTAGAGACGCGCCAACCTGCTCAGATAGGTTACTGGGCAGCGGATGATCCTGTGTAGGCGCAATAGTTAGAGTCATGCGGACTGTGGCACTCCAAAAGAAGGTAGTGAAATGTAGCATAAAAAATATACATAACAACTCCCTCATGCACAAAAAACTACATTTTCTATACATGACCCTTTGGTTCCATTGACGGGGGGTGTTTCTGTAAACTTAAAAAGCAGGATTGGATACTTAAAAAATAGGGGGTGGGGGGTATAGGGTTTTCCCTAATGACGGGGGGCAATTCCAAATCTGGGCATCGAGAGAGCAAATCACTGTGTAAGGAGGGGGGAGTCCCATATATGGTTTTGGGGTGGTGGGGTGTCCAGCCTGTGGATAACTACAAAAATCGAGGGGAGACTAGCTAGACCGGAGAAAATTAAGCTCGGCTGCCGAAGTACTGGGGAATAAAAAAAGCCCCACGCATTAGGTGGGGCTTAGGGGTTAGAGCTTAGGGTTAGCCGTAGACTGTAAATATGTAATGGAGATACAGATCAGGGTTAAGCTCTTCAAAGCTCTTATACATTTTTAATGCGTCCACATAATCTAGACAATAGACTGTATGGATACATACTTTTTTGGATACTTGGTTACCATTAAGATCTTTATGGCTAACTGTTTGCATCACTTTTAATTGTCCATTAGGTACAATAGGATAATCCATTTTATTCCCCTTCAACTGTAAATGTCAGATCAGTATCCTGATCCAGTATCTCAATTACCGCTTCAAGCTTTTCAATATCGGTGCATTTCCCTACCAGCTCGCGAGCTTCAGTCCTGAGGGCTTTAAGCTCTTCCCCATGGGCTTTATTCTCTTCTGTGGTTCGGATCTTCAGAGCTTGATCTAGCTCTTTATTTCTTTTTTTATTGTCCTTATTCTCGGGATTCTTTGCGAGAGCTTCGAAGCTCTTAGCTAACATGTCTCGAAGCTCATAGACTTTTTTGTCCTTAAATTTCTCCAATACCTCTTCTGCTTTTTTAGCTCGCTCTTCTGCTTTTTTAGTACTGACTGGGTTAGTGCTCTTAGGTTTAGTTTGCCCGAATAGATCCGCTAAGAGCTTTGCGAATTCACCCCATGCCGCATCATGCGCATTTCCCGTAAGCTCGGGATTCTCTTCTGCATGTCCTGATACCCAATTAATGCGAGCGCTCTCCCATTGTTCATATGTTGGATCTGTGCCCAACATGCGGGAATAACTTTTTGCAATTTCGATTCTCTCGAATTTATTTTTTGCAAAGCTCTTGCCACAATCGGCTGCAATTGTTTTTTGATCAAAGCTCAAAGCTTCAATAGGATCTGATACTTTTTTGTCAGTCATTTGATTCTCCATTAGACTGGTTAACACAATCCCCTCAGAGACCTATTCCCTGAGAGTGTTTGTATATTAGCGTAGTGAGAAAATAACACAATAGGGAAAACCCTAAGAGACATAATTATTTTTGATCAACATGTCCCAGTCAGAAAAAGACAAAACAGGCTAGGAACGGTCATGCCAACGCGGTAGGAAAAAAACCACCGATTTTTGGTCGGTGGCTTAAAGTTCTATTAACCCGCTAAAATGTCAATCGCTTGTTGTAATTTGTCCGTGTCGGCGCAGTTCTTCATCGCCTCACGCAGTTCGTCACGCAACGCCTTGAGTTCCTCACGCGCTTGGGCGTCGCTGTCCTTGGTTTTGATTTTTAAAACCTTTTCGAGTTCCTTGGTTTGCGCCTTGAGTTTCGCGCTGGTTGGTTGATCGGCGAGCGTTTGATAAGCGGCTTTTAACTGCTCTTTCAACAGGGTCGGCGTGGCTTGGCGGTGCTTGGCTAGCAACTCGTCATCTTTCTTGGCGCGCTGTTCACGCTTGGCGATCGCGGCTTCGCTGGTTGCCTTGGGTGCGGTGATACCAAATGCCTCTGTCAAACGGCGCACAAATCGGGCAAAGGCTTGGTCGGCGCTGTTACCCTTGGCGGTCGGCTTGGTGCGAACATAGGCGTTCACGAACGACAGGCGGTTTGCTGTCCAAGTATCAAAAGTAGGCTCAGTCCCTACCGAACGGGCAAAGAGTTCTAACGCTTGGCTAGCGTCGATTTCAGACTTTGCGAATAACTCGCCAGCTTGGTCGGCTTGATCGATCACTTGGGCGATCGCTTGTGCTACTACAGTTTTTTCCATTTTAGTTCCTTGGTTGGTTAACGACATGGCGACCCTGTGTCACTATGTCAATACCGAATCTACTTGAACCACAAAAAAATACATCGGTAGAAACCCGTACATAATTGGTTCTAAAAAGACACCAAGGGCGCAGAACGGTCATGCCAATGCGGTAGCCGCGAACATGTTGCACTATAGTGCAGTTACCACGACAAACTGACACTAAGTCATTTTGTCTACAATGTTCTGTAAATAAAAAATTCGAACATTAAGGAACAATGCTAAGTCCTTGATTATAAAGGTTTGTTCTGCATTGTTCTATTGTTCTTGGCGGTTTTGGGAAACCCCGATTTTTGAATTTCGCTGTTCGACTGCGCAACACAGCAAGTGCATCTCTTATCAGCACCTCATTGTGGACTGGCATACAAATCCTCTGTATTTCGGAACATCCAATAACAAATGAACAATATAAATAAATATAATTAATTTAAGAAGAAGAAGAACAAAAAAACCTATATAAATCAACAACTTCGTATTGTTCGAATTTTCCTTCCTATTGTTCGAAAACGCAAAAAACACCGAACATTGTAATACTTTCTATATCGGTTTCGCCAAATTTTCAGAACAATACACCCCCATTTATCCTACGATAGAAGACAAACACTTGACAAAGTATAGTTTTTGTGTTATACTCAGGCTTCGCCTGACGGCGAGGGAGATGCTATGGGCGCTAGATCTGTGCCTCTCTCAGCGACATTCTGACACTTGGTCAGTATGTCTTTTCTGTAATGTTCTAAATCGGAGATTGCTATGACTATTCGCACTACCATTCGTGTTGGCTTGCACACCACGGCTAGCGGCAAAACTTTGTCGCTTTATCAGTTTTCCACAACCGACATGGAAATTATCCAAACCGAGGAGGGCGCACTTGAGTACATCCGTAGACGGATAGCAAGTGTTGTTACTTTCGGTCGCGACGCTTTGCTTGCTCGCATTGATGCAGGCGACTACTCAGTAACCAATGAGGTGACTGCATGAAGAATGGCTACTGTCGCACCATTGGGTGCGCAAACGGCATCGGCAAGGCTCGCGCCCTGTATGGGCATCTAGTATGCAAACCCTGCGGTGAACGGCAGTCTCAGGAAGACCGACTGTCTTGGTGCGTAGGCATTCCCTATTCCAAGGGTGCTTATCAGCTAATCACCGACCACAACGACTTACGCAACACCAATCCAAAACAGCAAAGGGGAGAGTAATGGCAACTAATCAGCATGTCGCGCAACACAACCTCAACAGGGTTGATTTCGTTATCAAAGTAACAAGACGAGCATGGATGAGTGCCGCAAAGCAGGTCGAACCGCCCAAGATTCATGTCTGCATCCGATGTGGATACACAGGCGACTTCACCCATATCTATAACGGCGCTTATCCCGAGTGCCCCATGTGCGAGGGGGAATGATGAAAGTCAGACAGATTCGCCAACGAGCAAAAACCAAGTACATAGCGCATGAAGGTTTTACTTTTCTGCGTGAATGCTTTTCCAAGCGTTGCACTACTTATGTAGCAGGATGCCCCAACTGCGATAGCTGGCGGTTTCGTGATGAGCATGGGCGGTTCACCTACAACTTTGAAGAGTTGCGTAAATTCATGGACACAACGGAGGCACAAGCATGACTGACGCAGAAAAAATCGAAGCTCTAATTTCGGTACTCAAGTACCTAATCGAATCAGCAGATAAGTACATCGAAGAGTCATCATGGCTCTCGGTTTTAAACGCTGACATTCACTTGGCACAGACAACTATCAAACACATAGAGGAAAACTGAGATGAACAAGGACAGAATGACAAGCAATCAGTATGTCGGTATTGCAAACGACTACGCAACCCCACGCCAAAAGCGCATCTACGGCGTAATCAAGCAATGGAACCAAACCTGTGCCGACTACGCCGATATGGGTACGAATGTACTGAAACTGTTGGCGCATCCTGACACCGAGCTGTCCCAAGCGATGAAAGCATGGGAGATGTATCGTGACGCAAGCAAGCGCATTCACCTGATGCGTAGCGACTTAGAGAATCGCTACCCCGACTACGACTTCAAAATCTAATAACCGAAAGGAACAACATGGCATACGACAACTATGCACGCGCATACATGGGTGAGAATCTTGATTCCATGCCCGACTATGCAACTGCTTTGAAAATCTACAACGCCCGCAAGCCTTACATCAAAGGCAAGCACAAGGGCGAACGCCCATTGGGTAACAACCGCAAGCACGACCGCTCACGCATTGAGTTGGATAAAGACCGCAACATCCGAGTCAAGCATTGGCAGACCGACATCATCACTTACAAACCCGATGGTGGTATCAATTTATACACAGGCGGTTGGTCATCGATCAGTACTGCACAGATCATGCAAGAGTTGCTTGGCGTGGATAAGATTTGCCGAGTGCATTGCAAGATTTACTATCGGTACAACAACCAGTTTCACTACTTGAGCCATAACGGGTTGCATATAGCGCCCGACGGAGACCCTATGTTCTTGAACAATGAGTATGTGTACAAGCCTCAGTCCGAGGTGTTGAAGAAGTACCGCAACCAGTACGCTTTCTTTCTAGAGTACGCAAAGCAGGTGCTTACCATGTCAAGTGATTTCCGCGTTGGCATAAATCAAGCGAAGTACGAGCCCGAGTTTGAGGGCGAGACTCTGAAAGAGTGGTACATGGCACCGCTACTTAAAACATCGACTAGGCACGATGCGAAAGCGAGAGAGCGAGCGCGTGATTCGCTGTTCAACTATCTTGATTCCCTATCCGTCAAGGCAGAGGAAGAGAGACTGCAAGCCATGTACGAGTTGCTCGCGCCTGTCACTTACATGATGGGCAATGACTTTATTCGTCGTTTTAACGGCATCACATGGTCATGCGACTACAAGCGATTCAAGCGCGGGTTCGATGATTTGCTCAAGTATCAGTTTGCTAGCGAGATATTCGAGCGAGTACTTGCAAGCAAGAAGTCCCCTGTGCGTGACCCCAACGCAAAGTACATGGTGTAAAGGACAAGTTGACAACAAGTCAGTATGTCCCTATCAAAGTTTTTTCAACCAGTAAAAGGAAATATCATGGAAGTTAGATTGTTGGCAGAAGCATCCCTCAACGAAGTTAAAGATGCGATCTTGGCGTTTGGTAGCGAGTGTCCTGTTCACTTAGTTGGAGAACCTGGGGTTGGTAAGACCGCAATGTTTGAAGAGATGGTAGCAAGAACTGGTTATCGTGGCGTGTTCATCGATACACCGAACACCGAGTTGGGTGACTTGGGTATCCCAATGCCCAACCATGAGACACGCACGACTGCGTTCTACCCCAATGATTACTGGGGTTTTCATCTGAACGAACCGCTGATGATCTTCATCGACGAATTCACCAAGCCATCAAGTCAGGCTGTGCAGAACATGCTTCACCCACTACTAAATGAGCGTCGCATCTTTGGTAACAAGCTACACAAAGACAGCATCGTAGTGACGACGGGTAACAACTCATCCGATGGTGTGGGCGATATGCTGAAAGATCACAGTATCAACCGCATTGTGATTGCCCCAGTTAAGAAACCGCATGCAGGGTTTAACGCTGATGGTACTTGCGATGACGATAGCTGGGGTAACTGGGCTATGAACAATGGCATCGAAGCCGAGGTGATTGCATGGGTGAAGGCTTTCCCTATGGCGCTAGCGTCATACAAAGATCCAACTCAGGCGGATAACCCATACATCTTTGACCCCAAGAAACCACGCCGTTCGTTCGTGTCTCCCCGCTCACTTGCAAGGGCGAGCAAGATCGTAGCCAAGCGGAACCAGATCACAAGAAATATGCTTCTTGTTGCTCTAGTAGGGACAATCGGTGAGAGTGCTGCCCGAGATATGTTGGCGTATGTCGAAGTGGCAGATTCATTGCCATCATGGGAAGAAGTTATCGCCGACCCCAAAGGATGCAAGTTGCCCACAAGCCCAGCGGCATTGAACATTATGGCGTTTGGTGCGATGCAACGGATCGATCGAAGCAACATCAGCAAGTGGTTTGAGTACTTAAAGCGTACACCGAAAGAGCTTCAATCCGTTTTCTGTCTGTCCACAAGCAGACACCCCGAGAAGAAACAGATTCTGATGACGAGCGGTTCGTTCGTTACATGGATGCGTGAGAACCAATACTTATTCTAAGAGGGGGATGACATGAGTAAACCATTTACCGACAGCGAGATGGAAGAGTGCTTGGCGCTTGCCCAAACCATTGGGCATGTGCTTAACGGCGAAGACTACGATGTAAGTATGACTGCGCTTTGCCTAATACTGGCAGAGGGTGGCATACAGAAGAGGGACATGCTGACAAAGCGTCAGTTTGTCGCAAGTGTTGTTGAGACCACAGACTCATGTTACGAGTTTGCATTGAAATTAACGGAGGAATCAAATGATTGAATTTTCTTTTGCCGAATTGTTTTTGTTAGCGTGGGCTGTGCTTGCTACTGTCGTAGCAGTATCGAAAGCACAACAAACCAGAGCTGCCAAACATTTCATCCACGCATTCTTGGATGACGATGGGTTGCGTAACGAGATTGTGTCGTCTTACAAAATCTTTAAGGCGGGCAACCAATGAGCAAGGACAACATTGCCTTAGTCGTGGTGGGGGCGCTTGCCCTCATCGTAATGTTTTTTGATTTTATGTATTGGAGATCTTTATGAAACTGACCGCCGAGCAGCGCCTAGAGCGTTGCCATGTCCAACTCATGCAACACAAAGACTTCTGTCTTTTCTCAGGTGTGTTCATGGTTGGCAAAGTAACTGTGTGCGACAAGGCTAAGACCGCATCCACTAATGGTAGGGATGTAGTGTATGGGCGTGGGTTTGTAGATTCCCTGAACGACAAAGAGCTTGCGTTCTTGGTGGTACACGAAGCCATGCACAAAGCGTATCGGCACATGAGCGTGTGGCGTAACCTCGCCAAAGAGAACGCGCAGTTGGCAAACATGGCGATGGATTATGTTATCAACCTAGAGATACGCGATACCGATCTTAGCCAGACCATAGTCGCTATGCCTCGCGATGCAGATGGTGACCTGATGGGTTGCTTGGATGAGCGCTTTCGTGGCATGGATACCAAGCAAGTCTATGACATTCTCAAAGAAGAATGCGAAGGCGGCAAAGGTAAGGGCGGCAAAGGTGGTGGCAATGGGCAAGACAAAAACGGTCATGGTGGTGGACATAATGACGATGAGTCAGGAAGTCGCGGTGAACTAGACGAACATGACTGGGGTGGCGCAGGGGAACTGAGCGGTGAAGAGAAAGAAGAGCTTGATCGTGAGATCGATTCCGCTTTGCGTGAAGGCTCTATCCTCGCAGGGAAGATGAAAGGCAATGTCTCCCGTGGCATCTTTGAGTTGCTTCATCCCAAGGTAGATTGGAAAGAAGCCATGCGTGACTTCATCAAGGTCGCCATTCGTGGTGGGGATGAGTCAACATGGCGTAGACCCAATCGTCGTATGTTGGCAAACAATCTCATCATGCCCAACACCGAGTCGCGTAAGGCGAAGACCATTGCTGTTGGCGTAGATACATCGGGTTCGATCGGTGGGGAGTTGCTGTCCATGTTCATGTCCGAGTTCAACGCTATCTGCGAGGAAGTAATGCCCGAGTGTATTGAGTTGATTTATTGGGATAGCCATGTAGCCAAACACGAAACATATCGTGACGCCGAGGTCGCCAACGCGGTGAAGTCAACCAAGCCTGCGGGTGGTGGTGGCACAGAACCCGATTGTGTACCCAAGTATCTAATTGAGAACCGCATCGAACCGCAATGCGTGGTGATGCTGACTGATGGGTATTTCTATGGTAGCGGTGATGGTAGCTGGGCGGGTGTGGATGCGCCAGTACTGTGGTGCGTGAAAGGCAACACCGAGTTCGTTCCGACAGTAGGTAAGTGTGTACACATTGAGTGAGTCGGACATGCTGACTAATTGTCAGTATGTCTTTTTTAACATAACAGGAGAGAGTCATGGAAGAGTTTGAGTCTATTGGTATCGCAACATCAAGCATGTTGGTTGAGTTGAGCATCTCATGTTGGACTGGTCGCAAGCTGGACAAAGCAGTCTCCAACGAGATAGACGCATCGAAGCACACAAAGGTCAGGGCAGGCAACTACCACAAGCATTTGTTTGCTGGCAACCATCACTTAGATGCTGTGATTAAGTATGCCGCTAATGTAAGACTGTGGAACACCAAGCGCACAAGTCCTTGGTCAGATGCAGGTGGTCGCATCGTCACGATGGAGAACCTATTCGCGGGTGGGTACAAGCAGGAGTTGGATACGCACAGGACTAACTATCTTGCGCTAGCCAACAACTTCAAGACTGTCTACCCTACGCTAGTATCAGCAATGGCATTTCAGTTGGGCGATCTGTTCAGCCGAGACGAGTACCCCGAACCCGAAGAGCTTGATAGCAAGTTTAAGTTTGAGTACACCATTTCTCCGTTGCCAACATCGGGTGACTTCCGTATCGATATCGGTGAGCAAGCCAAAGCCGAATTGGTACAGCACTACGAAGAGCACTTCAACAAACGGCTCAACACAGCCATGCGTGATGTGTGGGACAGACTGCACAACTGCCTTACCCATATGAGCGATCGACTGGGCGAGACTGAGGATGGCAAGCGCAAGGTATTCCACAGTACTCTGCTATCAAACGCCAACGAGCTAGTAGATCTGTTGAGTAAGTTAAACATCACCAAAGATGTCAAGCTCGAACAGGCACGGCGCGAACTTGCAGACGCACTCAATGGTACTAGCCTAGAGAGTCTGAAAGAGAGCGACTACATGCGCGAGACTGTTAAGTCCAAGGTGGACAGCATCATTTCTAAATTCAACTGGTAAGGGGACAAGCATGAAGATTGATTACGGAAACTATTCCGCGAGTTCGGTAGGCTCGCATGTAACCATTGCACCATCATTGGAAACCCTGATGCGTGAGTTGCATCACAGGATGCCACGCATATCCTATGTGGTACAGAATGTATCTCAGCTTGAGGTGTTTGGGGTAGCGGTGTACCACGACTACGAGCGAGTGGGTACAGTCAGTATCGAACATCATACTGTCGAAGGCGTGAAGTTTGATTCCTACCATATCAAGTCAGACAGGATAAGAACCAAGCGCAAGGCGAAAGGCTCAGGCAGTAAGAACATCAAGCAGACCAAGCACTTCAAGAATGCGGTCAAGATCTGTATGGACTCATTCAAACGCACCGAACCGAGTGCAATAGCTGCGAAGATTGTTACCGAGCTTGGTGGTGACATACAGAGCATGGTGAACACAGCAGGCGCACAGGCTAGGGGTTTCCTTGCAGGGCAGTATGAGGCGGTACTATCGTATCTGACTGGGGCAACACCAATGTCGCCCGAACTAACCGAAGCAGTTAAGACTGACGGGCAAGCTAGGTATGACAATCTCCGTATCGCGAAAGCAGTACAGCATTCGTTTATGGGTAACTATGGTGTGTGTATCCGTACAGAGAAAGACGGAACGATTACTGTGGTTGACATGAACGATATGGATGTGCGTATGGAGACGACCAGTACATACGATCTGCCAACCAACTACCAAGAGAAGTTTGCTATCCTAAAAATAATGGAGTACAGACAACCCATTGAGCATGTCGGTGTAAAGTTTGATGAAAGTCCTGACTTGTACTTTCTTATTGGTGGTGAAACAATAACTACTTGCTAACTTAATACTCTTCCACTCTCGAGACATACTGACTAATCGTCAGTATGTCTTTTTTTCGCCCGAGCTATTGCGTCGGGCTTTTTTGTATGCTATACTCTGTCAACAATTAGACGGAGAAGCACATGACCCCTGAGGGAAAAGTTAAAGCTAAGCTAAAGACTACGCTGGATAAGCTAGGTGTTTACTACTTTATGCCTGCGACAGGTGGCTATGGGCGTAGTGGTATCCCCGATATCATTGGTTGCCACAATGGTGTATTCTTCGCGATCGAATGCAAAGCCAATGGCGGTAAGACTACTGCTTTGCAAGATAGAGAACTAAAACGAATCGGAGAGGCTGGCGGGTTTACGCTTATCGTTGACGAGACTAATGTTGCATCTGTCCCTACATGGCTTGGGGCAATGGAACGGTCATGACTACGCGGTAGCCCATAAGGAGATTAAATTCATGAAGACAATAATTCACGTTAATCAGCATGTCATCAGAGCCAACGCAAAGAATGGCACGAACGAACCTGTGCTGACGGTTAAGGACTATAAAAGCAACAGATACGCCCATGCTGTAGACATTAAAGGCGCGAGTCGCATTGTGTATAGCCCTGACAAGCCATTGTCATGCGGTGCGAAGGTGTGGATTGAAACCCAAGCAGAAGTGGAGGTGGTGTGATGTGGGATGTAGTTGTAACTGTGACTTTGATGGGATTCGGTGCGTTCACCGTGATTACATTTGGTGTCATTCTTATTTTGGTACTTCATGTACTACAGAACGGAGGCGATGATGAATGAAGAAGACGAAGCGTTCAACGAGATTGAGCGCAGAAGTGTGGCTAAGAAGGATGCGGTTAAAGCGCAGTTGGATAGACCACAGCGCACATGGGTAGGGCTGACGGATGAAGAAATTTGGACTGTTTTGCAATTTAGAGGGTACAACAAAGACACTATTGAAATTGCCAAAGCCATTGAAGCCAAACTCAAGGAGAAGAACACATGATTTGGCTACTTGAGAACCACGCACTGTGGCGTTTGAGCAAAGACAAACAATGGGTGTGGTGTTGTAGCTGCACCAAGTTCTTACCTTGGTCAATGATTTATACCGTCCTTGCATGGACA